GATCCTTTTAACTATTGCATTATTATAACAAGTGTTGGATTTTTTGTCTATTTTTTTCATTATAGGTATTTAACAAATCCTACTTAGGTTAACACCATTTCAAATTAAACATTGATGTTTCTAGATCGGTAGCAAAGTACAATGAAATTTCTTGTCTACCCTCAGTGATAAAGTGCCAAGTCCATTTACGAATAAATGTAGGCTCATTACCGGCCATTACCATGTAAAGTAATATATCTCTTTCGTAAGTATCACCAAATACATTCCAACACCAAGTTCTTAACTCAATAAATTTTTTATATCGTTCAGATTTCGGTCCTAAAATAAGAACACGATGTTTGAAGTATTGGTTGCCAGTGAATTTTTTATCTAATTTCTGCCAGACTAGAGAGGCACTCATAATGGTTCCTGTATATAAATGCCTCTCTTTATGTTTTATCGTGAGTTAGCAGCAATGATATATTTGCCAAATCGTTTGTGGAACTCATCAAAGTTCTTCATCTTGTTTGGCAGGAACGGTAGGTTATAAGTAGTTAGAGCTACTCGAGCGCCCATTACAGTAAGTTCTGTGGTAAAGTTATCCATCATAAACTTAAAGAAATTGTCTGCCATTGCATGCCATTCTGCATTAGGTTGGGTCTTTCCATGTTTTTGCAGTTGATCTTGAAGTTCATAGCACAGGCTAATAACCATACTATACATAGCACTGATTTCTTTAACCTTCAATTCTGTAACTTGACCCGATAGAACAGTTTCTGGACGAGGAAGTTGGCCTGCAATTTTACGATGCGCCATGAATTTTACAGCCACACCTTCACCTACTGCGCCTGAAACAAGGTCAGTAAGATCATTGTCAGAAACATCACTGTCTGTAAGTAGCCTACTTACGAAAGTCCAACTGCGTGGGGTAGCGAATGCGCGACTTGAACTACGAGGATCAAAGTCATTAAGATCCTGTTTTGCAAAACCAATGTAACCAACTACATCCTTATGAATACGATTTAGAGTAGCCCACTTTTCCCAACTTTCATGATCTACTCGCATTTCAATATGCAAGAAACGATTTGCAAGTGGACTAGGCATGCGATAAGTTACACCTTTGTCACTTTCACGATTGCCTGCTGCTACGATCACTACATTGTCTGGCAATACATATTTGCCTACACGACGATTCAATACAAGTTGATATGCGGTGCTTTGAGTAGCAGGTGCAGCACTATTCATTTCATCCATGAATAGTACCACAATGGGATATTGTTTTGCAGTTTCCTCATCGGGCAGATCAATGGGAGGAGCCCAATCCATTTTACCAAGTTCTTTATTATAAAATGGAATACCGCGAAGATCGGTAGGGTCCATCTGTGCTAGGCGTAGATCAATCATTAGTCCGCCTAGTTCTTTTGCAATACTGGCAACAACTTCACTTTTGCCAATACCAGGTGGTCCCCAAAGGAATACTGGTTGTTTAATATTAAATGCTGTCAACAGGCATCGACGAGCAGTTTCTGCAGTAACAGTTCGGGTTTCAGTTACAGATGATTTCTTTTGCGTATCTAGGCTACTCATTGGGTTCTCCTAAGTGATAGAACAAGTTTACAGTGAACAGGAATATTTGTCTAGAGAAAAATTTTGTAAATGTTGTTTATTTGCAACACTAACAATAACCATTTTATATTATAAGCTATTATTTGTCAACCGAACTATTGGCTAAATTTTCCAAGTATCCTATCAGATCCCCGCCCATTAAAATAATAAGGGTTACATAGTCTTCATCAAACAATATTATTTTTTGTGCAGTGGGCAATACATATACACCTGGATAGTGGCGTTCTAATATAAGAAGATGTTTATTAACTAAAATTTGTGAATCTAATACTACTTCATGGCATTTATAGCCAAGTTTTTTGAATAAAAGATAGCCTTTGTAATTTAATCTTAGGCTGTTGTCGTCTGTTGGATTATACCAAATTTGTTGTCGTAATAGTTGCCAAAAGGACGCAAAGTCTTGTAAATTTTGTGTCTCTTTTGCCAATATTTTTGTTAGTTGTATTTGGCTATATTTTTTAGGGGAAGATTTTATCACCATGCTTTAACAAAACCACACTAAATTGGTCTGTTTTAAATAATGTATTTAACTTTTTGCAAAGATTAATAGCATGGCCTTTATTACTGAAACTACTCTTTTTATATTTGGGACCTGGGTAATTGATTAGCATATTACCAGACTTTAAATTGATTGGCTTATCTTGATAAAAAATGGCCCAAATGCCTTCACTTAACAGCACCTGCTCGGTTTTGTAATTGGTTTTATTTACATACTCAATAAGAATGTGTGGTTTAGGTCTACTCATAATTGAAAGTTCTCACTATGTTATTTATACATAAACTGCGTAGTTAAAACTTACCGCCATCCATATTAAGAGTAATTACATCAACAGCAGGTTCAGCTCTTAAGTGTTTATTCAACGCATTATATTGATTCAATAGTTCAAAAATATCCGCATGCAAATTTCTAGCCTCTTGAGCTGATAACACAAGGTCCTTACTATTAGACTGATTCATTAGTCGCACCTTACTATTAAACATAGTAAAGTGTAAGGGCATGTTATTCTCCATTATTAAACCCTTCAAGATTGTTTTTAAATCTAGCTTGTTCTAGTGCTTCTAATTTTGTTTTAAATGGGCCAATAAATTCATATCTATTCAAGGTAATAAGTTTTGGACAATAGGCTTTAACCCAACCATGATTAAATTTAATTGCATAATACCCGGCACAGAAAAAACTTTTACTTTTTTTGTTTTTTGTAAAAACTGCAAATTTATGTTGAATATCCCAATATATATTATGTGCAGTTTGACTAATAGGAAAACCGTAAAGATCGTGTAGTTCTACATTACTTTGTTGGGTTTTCTTAGATTTATCAAAAGCAATATTATGTTGTGCAGTAAGTAATTTAATACTAGGATATTTTTGCCTTGTGCTTTGTTTATCTACAAATACAAAGGAACCATCTTCAACTGCTTGAATAGTTGCAACTTTATTGTTAGTAGAATCTTCTACAATCCAAAATTTATTTTTTAAAATTGTTTTAGCTAATAGTTGTTCACTCATGTTTTAGTCTCGCAAAAGTAATTTCATGATCATACACTGTGGCTACTGGCTTAAGCCAGCCATTTTGTAGGCACTCCGTAATGACTCTCTTATAACTATGAGGGCATCGGGTATCTATTTCGAATCCTGCTCGGGGGGAAACAACGAATTGATCCTTTAACAAAAAATCTGGATCATTGGGTTTTAGTGTAACTAAACTTGTTTTATTGACTTTATACTTCATCTGGATATCCTGCACTTAGAAATTCACTGTATCCACTTACTTGTTCTGAAATTTTAACTAGATCGTATTTACCACAAAATTTCAAAAACTTTGCACCCACCATGGGTAAACTTTTTGTTCTTGAATTTTCCTTAATACAAGATATAATTTTTTCTTTTATTTCGTCTGGTTGAGCAGTTAGATCAATAAGAGTTCTATTACGCTCATAGTCATCTAATACTCTATGCTCTACACCATTATGATCTGTCCATCGTTGCAGCATTATATTATTCCATGCAAACCCTTTTTTGCCACTGTCACTATAAGCTTCTAATAGTCCTACTTTATTTTTAGTTCCTTTAGTTCTTACACCAGGATAGGCACTAAAAACATTATCTGTAGGATCACCACGCATACATTTTTCAAACAAAATCCACTTTGGGTCAGGAATAGTTTTAGGCTCTTTAGTTTTCTTATCAATTACAAGCTTGCCTTTTCTATCGAAAATTCCCTCAATAGTATACAATTCGTCTGCAACACCATTATATTGCTTTACATTGTTGTTTAACAATTGATGAAAGTCACTGTCACTACTGATAATAATATGCTGGTCTGTTGGATGTGATTGAATCCAACCTGCAATTAAATCATCTGCTTCTAGTTGAGGATGTTGTAATACTGTACAATTGGAACTGTCTGTTAAAAACTTTTTAAGGTCGTCAAATGTTTGCCAAAACATCTGATCTTCCTCTTGTTCTGTTTCAGTTAAGGCAGCACGAGCTACTGCTCTATTGGCTTTATATTGGGCATAAAAGTCTTTACGCCAACTTCTACCCTCTAAGCAGAAAATTACATGTTCAGCTTTGTGCTCACGCCATGCTTTATTTACACTACTTAAAGTAACATGAACAGCAAAACCTAGTTTTGTCCATAAGTCACTTTGTCGGTGAGCTGAATGTCGTGCTCTAAAAAAAGTATTTGCGGTGTCAATAATGATATATTTCATAGTACAATAATAGTAGCATATTATACTATATAAGTCAACTTACTTCTGTTCTACCATCTCCAATATCTTTACGCTGGACTCCAGAAACTGGTCTTGGGCTATTAGCTTCATACTGTTCGTAAGTTTCCATAACAACATTTCTACAAATATCAGTAAACCATTGGTCTACGATTTCTTCTTCACTAGTGCCTTTATATCCAGCATTTAATAGTTTTGCTATGAAAATTTCGTTCCAATCTAGTTCAAAAGCACCTATACCAATATTATCTGGACTTAGTTCCATTGCTAGCACACTGATATATGGTTGTCCTTTTTTTGTTGCTAGTTCTTTAGCAGTTGGTTTAGGTTTTGGTTGTTTAGGCTGTCGTTTAGGTTTAGGGAGTGTTGAAGGTACAGGATCTGGTTCCTGTGGTTTATCTTTTTTAATTCGATTTTTAAATAAATTGAACATAAAAGTATTTATAAGTTATTAGTATGGATATTTTTAATTAAGTCGACCATGCATTCTTAAAGAGAGGAACCTGCAGCCTATCACTATATCTAAAGCCATGTTTCATAGCCAATAGTGCAACATTTTTATTATATAACTCATAAACACTTTCTACGCCACCTACAGGCATAAGATAAACTGGGCCAGTAAATCCTGCATCACGATAAGCATTCACTGCTTCTAAAATTTCCTCAGTATCTTGCTCTCCAGCTACAACAAATTTCAAATAAGTATATCCCAATAGATTGTAATCACATACTATATCAGGTTTAATTGCATCAGACCATTTTTCTCCACTCACACTAAGTTTAGGACTTACACTAAAAGTAATTTCTTTAACTAATGTATCTTCCATAAGATAGTGAAAAAATTCTCCAGTAAGCTCTTGAGTGCCATTTGTTTCAAAGGTAAGTTCTTGTAAACTTTGCATAAGTGGATGTTCTAACAGTTCTGGATATGCTCTTTGCCATCCTAATAGTGGTTCTCCACCAGTAATTACTAAATGCTCATCTTGCCATGTTTTTTGCGGCAATAAATCCACAATACTTTTAGCTAATTGATCTGCAGTATCTTTCATTACAAATTTTTTAAATTCAGGATATACTGAACTATAACTATCACATCCTGTTTTGACTAATGGCAAGTCTTTAAAATCATTATAATTGTCTATATTACGAATAATTTCAACCACTTCTGGATTGTGTGTAATTTCCTCTCCAAGAATATGTTCCTGATATCTATTAAAATTTTTGCATCTAAAATTGCAGCCAAACATACGAAGGAATACACTAGGTACTCCCATGTAACGGCCTTCTCCCTGAATGGAATAGAATTTTTCTGTGTAATGAAATTTACTCATTTATTGTCCTTAAATTAATTAATGTATGATTTAGTATAAAAACCCTATTACATATACAAGGCTTAAAATAGCATTTCCTGTCCATAAACTAGGTTGTCGCCACATAATACCTACCAAGGTCCATGTAATACTGCCAGTTAAGAAAAGATATTTATTAAGTGGTGTATAGTCAAAACTTGTAGCAAAAGCACCCAATAAAATTAAAAAATTACTGGACCACTTTAGGATCCATTCTATAATGTTCATTCTTTTCGTAGATCTTTATTTATTATAACTGCTTGTTCCAACAAAGTCAATTTTATTCCCAACTTGTTGGCAAATTGTAACCAAGCACTTGTATCTTTAGGAAAACAATGACCACCGAATCCATATAAACCATCTGGTCCTGGAACTTTGCAGTGACTTAGTCCAACTCTTGGGTCTTTTTGTAATAATCCAACAACATTATTCCAATTTAAATTACATCTTTCTGCAAGAAGAGCCATTTCGTTCATAAACACAACTTTTGTCGCAAGGAAAGAATTTTCTACATATTTTACAAAGGCTGCTTCTTTACAGCTAGAAATGTAACTTGATCTTAATTTTAATTGTCCTAACCTAGTTAGTTCCATTGCTTGAACTATAAATTCCTGACGCAATAAATCGCCACCAATAATGTTGTCTATCTCGTCTGCATAGTCATTAATGCTATTATTTGCAGTAAGAAACTCAGGAATGTGTACAAGGTTAGGGAATTTATTAGATAAAGTTTCGTATATATCTGGAGTTGCAGTGGTTTTAGATATAATTAATTTATTGTAATTAGTAAGCTGATCTAAAGTATTAATTAAAATAGATGCATCGCAAGAGCCATCTTCCGATGCTGGGCTGGGCACACAAATAAAAATAGCATCCGTACTAAAAAGATCATCAAAGTTATGAGTTGATTTTGTTTTGTCTATATCTACACATACTAAGTCATACTGTTTACTTTTATAAACATTCTTAACTGCATTTCCTACATATCCTAGTCCAATTATGCCTAATGATTTCATTTTAAGTAATTTCCTTTATTGGGTATAACATGTCTCACGCCGCCTCTCGGGTCATCACAATCCCCGTTACGACGAGGAATCATATGAACATGTGGATACATCACAGTTTGTCCTGCACTGTGACCTACATTTTGGCCCACATTAAATCCTTGCCATCTGTCTAGATCAATGCCATTATATCCCCATTTGTATGCTGCTTGGTAGCAACTCATCAAACATTCTGTATTTTGAAATACTGGGACAAATAATAAATGACCTTCTGTAACAGGGTAGGCATCTCTAAATACCCAAAATGTTTTAGATCTGAATTCTATCTCTGTCCAAGGTGCAATTTTAGCATCAAGTGCCTGTTCAATATCGGTCATTTATATATTTCTTTTAAATATCTTCTAAAAGATTTTCGTTCCACTCTCTATGTCCTTCTCTAAATGCCATATTGCTTTGAGTTTCTCGTACTTCGACTTTATAGCACCAAACTCTTTCAGATTCAACTTGGCCCAAATAGTCAGGAATAAAAACAGAATTAACAAATTTATATAACATATCAGCGATTCTTTCGCAACCCATACCAGGCAATACAGTTAAATCTAAAATACCATCTTTTTCAAGTTGCCTATATCGTTCTAGATCAGGATCATCATAAGCGATCAATGTTTTATGATCGAATTGATCTTTAAGAAGTTGTTTTAGTTCTTTTAGTCCACCGTAATCAATTACCCAGCCTCTTTTATCTAATTCATTTGCACCAAAGTAAAATTTTAAACTAAATGAATAGCCATGATTTTTATTACAATGTGTATCTGCCTTCCATTGTTTGTAGGCAACTGGAAATTCATCAATATATTCTTTTGTTGATGTAAATTTATAAACGATTGGTTGATATAGCATTCTTTATCCTTAGTTTTTTTTATCTTTACGATCCATAGTTTCTTTTATATTATGGCTTCTAACTCTTTCGTTGAATTTAAGCATAAACATACTAGCAGTGCCTATATCTTGTCCTAAAAAGTGTAATCTAGTTCCAAAAAGACCATTACTATGATGATGGCACCATTTGCTATTATATCTTACATAGTGTCTTACAATATTTCTACCTCTAGGGTCATAGTATGTATCTGTTTTTACTTCGCCACCGATTAATTTATACCATTCTATTATTTCTTCTGTTAGTAAATCTATATCTATCCAGATAGAGTATGTTACTGAGCATCCTGGTGGCAACGGTATCATTGTTTTCTTTCTAGTAAATATTGCTCCCATTGAATCCAAATATTATTTTTAAGAAATCCCCATTCGCGTTGGTGTGGTCCTGGCATAAACAATGTCCAGGCTGTTACCCCTTCTTTTAATTCAATACGATGATATGAAGTGGAAGAAGCGAATCTAAAATGACCAGGGCCACGCCAATGTTTTGTTTCCCCAATTTTTTCACCGTTGCTATTAAATTTAGGAGTCCATTCATAGTAGCCTCCTTTTAGTATTAATGTAGCATAGGGCCAAGGATGATCATGTAAATCATCTGGGTCTGATTTTAAAAATTTATGTAAAAATAAATTAAATGGAAAATTTTTTCTATCTTTTATAAACAGATAATAACGCTCTAGATAAGGTTCATCGTTAACCCTATCCATTACAATGCGTTTACGATCTAATTTCTCTAAAAGTTTAAGTAAAATCATTGTTTATATAGTTCCATTGCAACAATTCTACCTATTTCTTCTGCATAGTCTTTGTTGTCGGTAATAATATAAAGTGACACATCATTTCTATCTTTGGGTCTATTATATCTACTAAATGATAACAAAATACCACCTTGAGCAGGTGTTACTCTAAAGTTCATGGAATGTCCTGTTTGGACATCGTTATCAGCTGTAGAAGTTATTGATAGCTCTGCTAATTGTTTATTAGATTGGTTGTTACGATTAAACAGTTTGGAAAAAATATTCATTAATTATGTCCTTTCATACTTAGGCAAATATCGTAAAATTCTTTTTTAAGAGGGGGATGTGTATCAAAAGCACCTAGCATAATAGCAGTTGTCATATCAGACTCATGTTCTCTAACACCGCGTTGTGTCATACAATGATGTTCTGCTTTTACGATTACAGCAATATGTTCTGTTTTAGCATATTGTCTCAATGCTTCTGCAATTTGTGTTGTCATTTCTTCCTGAATTTGAGGCCGTTCACAGATATGATGTACAATACGATTAAATTTGCTAAGGCCAATTACTTCATCTTGTGGAACAATACCAACCCAACATCTACCAACAATGTTTTGAAAGTGATGAGCACAAGTACTACGGATGCTAATAGGGCCAGTAGTGTATAGGCTTTTATAGCCAAGGTTAGGAAATGCAGTAACTTTTGGTACAGGTTTATAGCGGCCGCTGAAAGTTTCTTGAATGAACATCTTGGCCACTCTATGAGCAGTTTCTTGAGTATTGTGATCATGATCTGTATCAATAATTAAACTAGATAAAACTCCTTGGAATTTCGTTGCAACTTCATCTACAAGTTTATCTAATTCGCCTTCTTGAATATAGTCTGAAATATTATCATTTGCATGAAATCTTGCACCTGCTGTCTTGATTCGGTTTCTAATAGCATCACTGATATATGTGCCGTGTTCCAAAATTTACTCCTAATTTATATTATTTAGACAAAAAACAATTATACAACAAAATAATTATAAAAACAATTATTTCAATGATAAAATGTTATCAACCAATTTGTTTGCACTAAAAAAATGTTGTGTTAAAAATTGTGTTTGTTTATGTAGTTCTAATAATCTATTGTTATAGTCTTGCATGGTAATATTAATAAAGTGGCATAATTGATCTTTATTAACTTTATAACTATCCCATGATTCTGTCCAAACACTAGGATACTTAAACATATCAAAATACATTTCTTTATAGCTTAATCTATCAGGCACAATAGGAATAGCACCCAGTAATGCACCTTCGTAACAGCCTATACCTAAAGTCTCTTGCAAACTAGCACTAAAAACAATTTTGGCTTCAGACAGAATATTATGATATTGGTCTTTGGTCAAATTTTGATCTTGGCATACTATAAATTCGTATTGTGGTAAATTATCGGCAAGAGCTCTAAAAATATCTACTTGTTTTTCTGGAGCGATTCTATGGGGAAAAACAATTAAATCTCGTTTAGATGATTGTTTAAAATTATGCAATAGAGTAGGCATATATTCCATGGGCCATCCTGATCTAACAATTTTGGGCCATTCACCGTTTAAAATTTCTTCAAGATCTTCTTCAATCCAGGCGTTTTCTTGAAAACCATCATTGAGTAGATCGCGCACAAACATTTCAATATGAAATTTTGAGGCAAAATAATTGTAATCTATAGCGTGGAAGAAACTTTTCTCTGCATGTCTTACCCATGCTGCGTTTCCTATTAATCTACCTAAAAAGTCATGTTTATCGTAACTTCCAGCATGCCAAAGTGCATGAATCTTAACTGGAATGTTAAGTAGTTCGCTCATATATTTTAAGTTTATGATGCCAGGATGCCAAGCATCAGTAAACAAAAAATGATCACCAGGCTTAATTGTTCCGGAGCAAAATAAACGACCCATTTGCTCAACCTGCTGAGATTTATAGATATTAGTGCCACCAAAGTTAAGAAAAGCGCCTGGAGTGGTTGCACTAGGAATATCCGTAGAGCCAGAAATAGTCTGTACATTTATACCGTTCCGTTGTAAAAGAATTGGCAGATGCCATTTCCATTGTGATGTGTATCTAGTCTCTACCGACTCGATATCTACTAGATATAGATTCATTGCTGTCTGGCCGCAATCCTACGCTCTTTGTCAAACTTTTTCCATTGGTCACTTTTATAAATATCACGCTCATCATATCTAAGCATATTGTTTTTACAAAACTCTAAATAAGCATCAAGCTCATCGAAAATTTCAGTGACTTCAGGTTTCATACCCAAAAAGCGTTTGTTATTCTTTTGTGCCATTATTCTTCCTTAAATAGAAATTAATTGAGGTTTATGTGTGTCGTACTTAATAAAACAACCATTTTCATCGTCTTCGCTTACTTCGATCCATACACTGCGACTTGGATAGCGATCAGCAATTTGCAAATATAAATCATCTGCAATCATTTCACAACTTTTATAATCTAACGACAATACACTCGAGTTGCCAGAATACAATTGTTCAAGCCATCGCTTGAATTGAATAAATTCCAAGTCTCTATCATCGTGGAATACTGAAATCCAAACCCTAAAATGAAAAATGTGACGATGAGGATACGCAAGAAAACTGACATCATACTGGTCTCCCGTTGCTAATTTAGGATCAGTTTCAGCAGCTGGATATCTATGAATACCTTCTTTTTGAAAAGTTACCCAAATTTTTCTCTCAACTCGTTGCATAATCCTTGTTACTACTTCTCTCTGTTCCTGATTCATATTTATTCCTTTTTTAAACCCAACTTAAATAGCCTCTGCTATATTTTTTATGCCTATTTAAACCATCCTGAAATGCTTGTTGCCATTCTGTATCTCTATTATACCCTTTTGTCCAAAAACTGTCAACATTAATCTTACCAGTTTGTATCATATAAACCGCTTCCCACATACATTCAAAAAAACCATCTGTTCTTGGACTTGGAAATACAATAGTGCATGCTTTCCATAATAAGTTTTGAAAATCGGTAGTAATTTTCTTTTGTGTGCCTAAAATTAATAATCCTTGCGTGTTTAAGGCTCCCTCACTAAATGCAAAGTCACTATTGCCTAAGTCTATAATTACATCATAATTATGTTTAGGTTTTTTTTCTAAATTAGTTACTGACTTCCAAATTTCACTATTACTTGACCCTACAACATCAATTTTAAACTTCATGTTTAAATTTTTAATTGTGTGAAAGGCTACCCACGCTAAAAACCCTGTACCAATAATAAGTAAATTTTTATTTGTGCCACTTCGTTTAATAATATCGTTCAAAGGTTGTAAAACAAGATTTATACCACATGCTACTGGTTCTATAATATACCTAGGGTGAGCTTGCGGTACTAAAACATATTCATTTTCCCGCACAGTATAAAAGTCAGCATATGCTGGCTCGCCCCTTGTAGCAACATAATCACCTACTTTAACATCCTCAACATCTGATCCTACTTCAATGACTTGTCCTAAACCTTCATGGCCTTGCATATGCAGTGGTAACTGCCCAAATGAGCCAGTCATCATGTCAATGTCACTACGGCAAATACCTGTAAAAATTGCTTTTACTTTTATATCTGTATTAGTCAATATGGGACAAGTGTAAGAAGTTTCAAAAAACTTTCCCTGTCCTAAAGTTTGTAAAACTCGATTTATGCTATTTGTTTGTGTATCCATATGTCTTGCTCAAGTTGATTTTGCCAAAAAATATCGTTGTAAATGTTGGCATAAACGAATTTTAGCATATTTTTGTATGCAGATTCAGGACATAATCCAAGATCTATAAACTCATTGTCGAAATATAGCCCTATATCGGACCCAGACATACTACGCCAATCAGTAGTAATTGTTATATCTTTATTAAAAATATTGGTGTTAAGAGTTACATAATCATCTACATTGTATATCCCATCTACTTTTATATCCCCATAGTCGCTATCGGTTAGATCCTGCAATTGCCATTTTTGAGTTTTTATTTTATTATGCCAATTTGTTTGTTGATACTGTGGTTCAAATAAGGTATAAAAACTTAGTAAATGAGGCAAAAGGTCTTTACTTACCCCACCATAACTTAATTGACTATTAGTAAACCAACTGCCGGGTTTAGGAACACGATTATTATTAATCCAGTGTAATTTAATATTTTTACTTTTATGATATTTTGCAAATAGTAGTTTAGTATTATCTCTATATTGATTATTTTTTATCATCATAAAGCGTGTATTTGGAAATTCTCTAACTAAAGATTGCCATTCCTGCGCATCTTTAACTCCAGGTTTTTCTATTAATACAATTTTACTAACTTTTGCTACTTTTTTTGCAATTGAGTAATGTAAATAATTAGGTACTGAAACAATAGTAATATCTATAGAGTTAACATCTGTAATTGCTTGGTCTAAGTCTAAATAGTTTGGGTTTAGATCAGGATTTATATCTACTGTATAGCAAATATATTTTAAATCCTTACATACATTTTTATACAATTGGCCTATACCTAGGCCAACTACTAAACATTTAATTGCTGCCATCTAAATTTTGTTCAAGTTTATCAAGTTCTGTATCTATAGCTTCTGGAGGTAAATCTTCCTCGTCAAAACTAAAATGTTTACTAAAATAAGTTTTACTATTTACAGCATTTTGACTTAAAGTTCCTCGTGTGCCAACAATACACATCCAATATTTGTTATATTCTTCAATTATAGCTTCTGCACGCCCTCTATCGCTAGTAGCAAAAATATCATTTACCACATCTCTAAAAAAGTTATGCCTATTAGATCTAAATGATTTTTTCCCTGCAATAGTGGATATAAGCATTTCTGGAACTATGCCATTATCATATTGCCTATTAGCTTCTTGTACTGCATAAAGGTGTGACCAAACATTATGCCCCATTTGTAAAACATAACTAAAACTGTCCCAGCTGGTTTTGCCTTCTTTGCCTATTTTATTAAGATCGCCTGGTTTATATACACATACATCCTTAATTAATAAGCGTTTACTGATGGGACTTTCTAAAAATGTTTCAAATACTTTGTCATTAATAACAGCATCGCCAAAAAATCTATTATCCACAGAATATTTTTTATCATCTACACTTGTACGCATTCTATAGACCCATTTTTTACGATCAGGAAATTCTGATTCAGTATAGATTTGTCCGTTAGCGGTAGCTAAAAATGGGCTTGCACAATCAAAACTTATTGTAAAGTTTTCGTTATGATATTTACGAATAGCTCGTTGAATATCTGTCAATAACAATCCCCATTCAAGTTTACCTGTTCCAAGGAAGTGCATCCAATCATGTTTACCAGGTTCTAATAGTCCTTCGAATCTTAGTGCCACTAATCGCTTTAATGCTAGATGTACATCGCACATATTCTGCCCGCCCATTGCCCAACCATCAAATGGTTGTTCAAAGTGTTTAGGGTCACAATAATGTTTTACTTGATTATACCAACGGTCAGCTTCTTCATGTGTTTCTCCTTGTAATACATTTAGTAATTTGCAATTACCATTTCTATTACGCATGAAGTAATCATTATTAATTAATGTAGCTTGAATGGCTTCAGCTTCGCTAGTAATACCAGTGGCTTTTCTTGCTACTGCACTTCGTGCAGCCCAGCTAGGCACATCTAGAATCATACCTCGATCCATATATGCATCTAGCCATTCAATAACTTGTTTACGACGCTGGCCTGCTTTGGGACAGTTAGGATTTTTCCAATCGCCTTCCCAAACACCTTTACCAATTTGGAACCCGCCACTATCGCCTAAAATAAATGAATTTTGTCTATCACGATTGCGCACCATTTCGTCTCGATTAGGTGGTGCATTCACATCCAGTGCAGCATGTCCTGCACTATATAAACTCCATTTATAGTGAAAGTATCCATTGGTTTTATCAAACCAATTTAATCCATCAATGGATCCATTAAAATGAACGGGTATTCTTGTTTGTGACAAATAGTTAGGATTAAGTTTATTTTTACTTAGTTCACTTGAATAAAAACTACTTAATGCAGGTAAAAATATAGCATAATCCCGTTGTTTTGTAGTTAAATCGTCTTGGGGAATCATATTATACAAACTTATTTTGTTTGTGCAGGCAAAATATATTCGTACAATCCAAGGCCAGAATCTACTGTGATTAACATAACACCATTGTCACTGATCTTTATTGTTTTATCGCCAGACAAATTTAAAACACTAAGAATAATTCCAACAGGATAGCTCATAGTTTTAGTCAATGTACCTAGTGTGTCATAATTAAAAATAAAATTACCTGCATGAGTGCTGTGATCACCAAAGTAAACTTTAATATCTTTTTTCTCTTGTTTAATGGTAAAACTAGTTTCTTCGCTATTTGCACTAGCTTGAAATTTTAGTCTTTGAATTGCTTGGACACTTGGTTCAAATTCTACATGCCATTGTGCGCCTTTAAATTTTGGAGTTTTTAGTTTTTCCTCAATTGTGGCCTGGTTCATTAATCGATATTCATTTTTAAAATCTCCTACTGCATTTGTAAAATTAATGCTGGAGGGGATTTTTGTACCATTATCATCTTTAGTAATTACAGTAATATTAGCATCCTCTCTATATTCAGGGATATTAAGAACTGTATTAAGTTTATTTAGATTTGGCATACCGAATATACCGATAAAATCTGGTAACACATTATGGAATCTAGCTTTAATAACCACAGAATTGTCAATACTAATGGTATGTAGTTGTGTTTCTTTTTCTGTTCCAACAATTTTTACAGTATCAATAACACCTAATGTATAGGTATTACGAACTATATCTTGTAAATAGTCTTTCATATTAATCTCCTAACAAAGTATTGTATATTATATATTTAGAAAAATCAAGAAGATTTGGCAATTATTTCGCCTAAAACTGGTTGCAATTTAATAGTATTTAAAGTACCAGGTTTGGTATAAATTATAAAATCAGCTTCTGAACTACGATGAGTTAAAGTTCCAGACTTATTAAATATTTTAAAAAAGTCACCTACAGTTTGATATGGTTTCAAATAACTTTCTACTTCTTTTAATTCTGACAATGTGTCGCCATTTACAAAGTTAAATATTAAAGTACCGCCTGGGCGTAACAAATTATATATAATGTTTAATAGTTGTGTAAATTCTTTATTATTTAAATAATTAATTATATTCCAACAAACTATACATGAAAATTGCTTATGTGGTAAAGTAATATAACCTGATGTTAAACCATTACTTAACAGATATGGCCGTAATCTTTTCTGATATACTGGATTAAACCGTTCTAATATGTTTTGTAATCCCTTTTCATTATAAGATGCAATATAAAGTGGATCTGCTGCAATCATAGAATGTACTAATTTGTACGCATCCCCTATAAACAAACTGGGATATCTACAATCAGTGCTTCGTGTAATAAATGGAGTTACTTCTTCTAGTAATGTATCACTTAAAACTTTTTCAGTATCATTTTGTTGCAAACAACTAGACAATGAATGTATTTGTAATTGTTCTTTAAGACGATTAGTTTCATTTTCTAAAAAACTTAACTCTCCCAATATTTTTTGATTGGCTTTTACCAGTAAATCAAGTTCTGAAGAAAGAGTTTTTAGCTGGTTATTAAAATCTACTTGAATACTTTTTAGTTGATCATGAAAGTCCTGTTGTATTTGTAAGGTCTTATCTAAATAATATTGTAGTTCACTTAGTTGCATTTATTCAAAACTAAACAAATCAAGAAAACTGCTTTTAATATCAGTACTAGCAATAATATTCCAATTAAGCACGCCTAATAGATTTTCTACTTTTTGATCTACAATAGTGCCTTCCATTTCACTGTCATCAAATGGTAGGTCTTTAAACCAATTAGGGATATGATTTTCATCAATAGGATATGCTACACTTGTATAGCCTAAAGGATTATTTTTAAGTTTACATACAATGATTTTCATACCATCTACTATACTCATTGAGTAATTGTCACTGTTAAGTCTTCGTAAGTTATTCCAATTCATTGCTGCACGAACATGTCCTGGCATATTAGCCTTACCTAATTTTTGTTCTTGTTCAACATAATTAGTAAGGTTATTTACTCGTTTAGGGGTGCCTTTTTCCCAAGGTGGTCTGTTTCTAAAGTCTAATTTAAACTCTTTAATACGGCCAATAATATAATCTTTGGTTTGTCCTGTAAGTACATCTAATAGAATACTACTTAAGAAGTCTTGCACAACTTTTGGGGTATCACTTCTTTTTAGATCAAGGCCCATAGCTTTAAGGTCGCCGGGTTTGCCGTTAGTATCTTTGCGTTTACCTTCTTTATCATAAATTAAAACAGCATACCTTTTCTTTTTAATAAAGATACCTTTACTGGCAACTAATTCTCTACCGCCTTTAATGATAGTGCCTAAGTCTCTAGTGCAGTGAAATGCTCTTTCCATAAATGATGGAAAGCTTTCATTAACTTGATCTGCTATTTTGTCATAAAGTTGGATGCAAGTATCCTTACTCCACTCCATAGTTCCGGATTCAACTTCTGTTTTAATAATTGGCCATGCACTAAAATACACGCTATCTGTGTCACCGTAGATGATACTTTCGCCTGTATGGTCATATTTTCCTGTTATGCATTCATTTACAAATGCATCCATATGTTGAGCAATAGCTCTACCAGTTAAAGTTGTACTTTGGCCAATTCTATGATCGAAAAATCTACAGCCTGGATTTAAAATCGCACCATAAAGGCTGTTTAGATTAATCTTTTTAACTAATTGTCGTTTATCCCAATAAACTTTATCTTCATCGGTTTCTGATTCTTTCAACTTCTTTTGCATTTCTTTTCGTTCTGCGTACCATTTTTCCAACAATCCTGGCACAATGCCTTTTTGTTGAATGTTAAAAATAGTACCATTAGCACTAAGGGCCCAGGGTTTATCGCTTTGAAAAATTAATCGCCAAACATCTGCAGCAGAAAGTACATCACTATTTCCATCTTCCCAATCTATAGTAATTTCTGTGCCCTGATCTCCGTTCATTACTGCAGTGTATTCTAGACTACCAAATAAGCCTTCCCAAGCTTCTGCAAAGCTTGAGCCTGATTCCATTTTTGTTTTAATATAATGGTCTGTCATTATGGGTCTTAATTGACCCACAATAGTTTCAGGCCCCATGTTTAGTGCTCTGATTGTGGATGGATATAGACTGTTGATGTCGATTGCACCGATGCTTTCATGCATTCCTGTTTTGGGATAAGCAACATAGGCACCTGCCGCTTGGGTTTCTCCTCCGTCTTCTTCCCTACTTTTCCGATTAGGAACGACCAATCCTTGACTGTGTGCTTCATTTATAATAGCCTGTTCTGTAGTTGCGACTGCGCCCATTGTGGTAGGTAACAGTACTGTGTTGTCATGTGCAATAGTATTAGCAAGGTCAATAAATCTCAATTTTGTATCAAGTTTTGCTAATAGTCTTGTATCCTGACGATTGTATTCAATAAATGTGTCGAAGTCTTTGTTATAAAGTTGATCTAATGTTCCTTCATATGGTGTTTTCCTTTCCGAAAGTTCATATTCCCCGATTGCATCCAAACTATAACTATGCCGTTCTTCATATGTATATTTTCTATATAACTGCATATAGTCAATATGTACACGACCTACCAAATCAAATGTGGTTTGTTCTGTGCCGTATCTTTCAAATATTCTTCCTTTAGGATGTTGCCCCCAAAGACAGAATCTTCTAGTATCGTCTGCACTAAGCACACGAGTTATTCTTTTTACCAAATAGGGAATATCAAAGCCTTCACTATTCCAGCCACTAAGAATATCTGCATCATCTATAATGTTGAGAAAAGTATCTAACAAGGTTGCTTCATCTTCGAAGATAAAGCAATCAGAGTGTTTAGCTGCAATTTCATTTGCAGTTTCTAGACTCATACCTTTAGGGGGAATAACCAGTGTAACTAGTTTATCTAACCAATCAAGGTAGATACTAATTGCAGTAACCATGTTAAATGGATCATCAGGTTTACTAAACCCTTTTACAGGATCAAAGTCAACCTCAATATCAAAAAAAGCAGTTTGTAGTTTTGGTGCTTCTTGACCTAGATAATGTTCTTCTAAGCAACGGAATACAGGTTTAATATCACTTTCCCATAGCCGTTTATTGCTTTGTATTTTCAGTTCTTTATGAAATTCTCTATGATTTTTAGTTGTGAACCTACTTACGCTAGTGCCGTAAATAGTTTTAAATTTACCTTTAGGGTCATCGTAGTAAAAAACAAGATTTACTGGATATTCCTGGTAAATTCGTTGACCGTTTACACGCTCAACAACATGTATACGGTCACTATGTTTATCTAAAATAGCATCAACATACATTAAAGAGTACGCCCAACTGTTTCTAGAATAGAATTCAGTTCTTCGTTTTCTTTATTTGTTTCCCCTAGTTTGCTTTTAAGTGCAATACGCACTGCTTTTTTTAATACACTAGGTTTAATTTCAAGTTCTTCTGCGATTGCTTTAATTGTATCACTCAAACCTGCATTTAAGTCTTCTACTTCTTGCATAACACTTACGCCCTCATTAATAAGTTGAGTAAGTTTAAGCTTCTGTTCTCCACTGAACATTCTACTTGACATAATAGCTCCGTTAAAAAATTATTTAAAACCGATTTTCATAAATCTTGTATAATTTGAATTTGGATCTTGTAAAGGTTTTTGTTTTAATATCAAAGTTTTTGTAAGCGGAAAAGCATCATCAAATTCAAATATATCATTAGTAACTACAGGTACTAATTGTACATTATTTCTACCTTGAAGTGCAACAAGAGATCCTGCCGGAATGTTATCTAACCAACCATTATTTTCCATATCGTTGCAACTGGTATTAATTATAATATGATTTTTGTTCTTTTGATATGAATGTTCATTTGCGTCTCTTAGTATGGGTAGTACTTTATAATGATTGATATTTCCCAATACTGTTTTAGACACATCTAAATTTTTTTTATCTATATCTACCAATAAAAGTTGTTTAAATTGAATGTCATGCGCATCCAAAAATAAACCTAAATTGCCATACCAACTTCCCAATATGGTAATTATATCTGTATTATGGTTAAATTTATTTTGGATTAATTTAAGATAATTACAAAGCCATTTTTTGCTTAAGATAAGATCATCTGTAAAGCTGCCTGGTAAAGTATCTGGACTTGCCTCTTTTAAATCTCTACTTTTCATTTAAGAGTTGATCTTAACATCCATGAATGTTTTTTATGAGCATCCATTCTTTCAGCTAAAAAGTTACTTAACCCATGTTCACCATAAGTTTCTGCTTTGTCGTATACCATTTTGAAAATCTTAATTGTTTTTTCGCTATCGTCCAATAGTTCTTGTATCATATTTTCTGCAGCCAAGATCTGCATTTCATCATCTATTTGTGTTAGCATACTTAGTCTGGTATAGCTACCTGGTGTATATGAGTTTAGTTTTCTAATATTTTCAGCAAAGTCGTCTATACTTGCATAGACTTCTTCATAGATTTTACCAAAAAGTTTATGATATTGACTAAAGTCTGGCCCTTCTACATTCCAATGAAAGTAATGGGCTTTTAAATAAAAACTAAATTCAGTTGCAAAAGCAATTTTAAGTGCTTTAATTAAATCATCCATATTAATCTGCCTTTTTGTTTTTGTCTTTTTCCGTAATAGGGCCACCAGTTACCCAAGCGGTGCATGATCTCTGGCCTGCACATTTAAAATGTAAAAAGTTGCAATAGCCAAGATCGGATAAATTTATGCTTGCGTTTGCGTCGATATTTTTTTCATCGCCTTGTATGCCTTTACTAATACATTCACGCATACTATCACTTACATCAAATGCAGCACAATTAGAGCAACGCATAGTTTGGGCTGTTGATTCAGTTATTTTCCATTGTTTAGCTGCATTTTTCCAGTACTCCCCTGGTTTATCAGGGTTAGCGGGGCCATAGTTATAATCATCAATGGCTTTTTGTCGATTTTTCAGGTTTATATCAATATTATATGTGGCGGTAGGGCACCCATTATCTACTGCTTCCATAATATTAATTAAACGCCTTAGCATAGTGTATTTATTTTTTATTTTTAGGAATAGATCCAACAGGGCTTAGTACAAAGTCGTCACCTTTAATTGGGGCACTACCAGTTCCTTTACTCATATCAAATCCTTCTGATGTATCTTTATATACAGGAAAGGCTTTTAAGGCATTTTTGTATGATTTTTTAAAATTTTCTTGGCCTTCTTTCAAATACCAACCTTTAGCATCATGTCTAAGATTAAAACTCTCTCTTAATTCTGTTTCATTTGCTAAACTTTTAGGAATACTAAAATAAATTTTATTTTCATTTACATTTTTTGATTCGTTCTTTTTGCCCCAATTTTTTGCGCCTTTTTTACGGCATTGTACTAAAGCGCCGCTTGCATATGCACTTGGCCATACTTTATAACGACTTTTTACTTTATAATAACAGCTATCTTGCTTTTCATTAATCATAATTTCTGCAACAATTGAACCTTTGCATTTAGGACAAATTCCTTCATGTAAATTACGCATATCTAAAGTAATAGGTGTTAAAAAGTTTTCAGCTTGAGGATCGTAATCATAGCCTAAATCATTTAACTCTTGATTTAACGCTACTATCTTATCTTTCAACCGGTTTATAGATGGGTGTTTTGGGCTAGCAGCAATTAATTCTCCTAATTCTAAAACCATGTCATTAAGTTCTTTAGCTAATGAAACACTAGTAGTTTTATTAACATTATACTGATCGCCGTATCTGCTTTCTAAATTTACATTTTCTTTTTTCATTTTATTACCTTGTACAGCAGTAGTTCTGTTTGGCTCGTCTGCTAATTTAACTTTTGCATTTGGCATGAATTTGTTTATAGACGCAATAGTAAGTGGTCCCAGTATTCCGTCAACATCTAAATTAGCATTAAATTTATCGTTTAACATTTTTTGTATTCTGAGTGTAGCTTCTTTTCGTCTATTGGTAGCTTCTGTTATACCTTGCTTCCCAATGTGTACTCGTACAAGTGGGCCAGATATCAACCAATCTAAATTTTCTTTTTTTGTATTTTCTCTTACATCTAAAACATTTACATAGAACCCTTTTTCCCGCAATTGCTCCTCTGCCTCTTGAGTAGCCGACTCTTTAGCTTCATCACCATACATATAGATGTTAGAAGAATTGCTTAGAAGATCATCTGCCAACCACCATCGCCCTACAATTTTGGCAATTTTATTGTCGTTATACCATATTCCGTCATTAGTATCATCTGGT